GTACAAGTTTAACAAAAGGAAGGGGTCTTGATTGTAATAGAATTTCAGGTGGTGTAAAATATTTATACTTCTCAGTTTATGACGACTTTGCAAGAGCAGATTGGTCGTATACAACAGGAACAGAAGGAGAAATTGATACTATTGACTTTCAATCTTCTACAATTTATAGATATGCAGTTCCAAGAGGTTCTACAACAGCGAATGAAACTTTAACAGGAAGTACGGAAAATGGAACATTGTTCTACACTCCAACTGTAAATATGGTATTAAACCGACTAACAAAAGAAGATCAAAATGAGATAAAATTATTAGGTCAAACTCAAGTTAGAGTATTTGCTCAACTTAACGCAACATTGGCTAGTGGAAATGATGTAATTGTTTGTTTAGGAATGCACAATGGTATGGCAATGAATGCAGGTACGGCTGATAGTGGTGCAGGATTTGGTGACAGAAATGGTTACACACTTACATTTGATGGTTTAGAAGCACAACCTATGGCTATGCTAGAAGATTATACTTCTACACCATTTGACAATGGAGGAATTTCAAATTTAACAATAGACCCATCATAACTTCATAATAAAATACTTTCACTTTAAGTGTTTTCATATTTTCTTGATTAGGGTGGACTTCGGTTCACCTTTTTCTTTTATACTAACATAATACAAATAAAAACACTATTTTTCTATTATATAGTAAGACTAGAACATTATGATACAAACAACAACAGAAACAGTGTTTTCTTTTTTAATACAAACTGAGGATAATCGTATTGATACTACGGTTGCTTCTACTCAGATAAGACACTTGTTTAAATTCACTAACGACTTAGATAAGTCTGTTCAGTATGTTTACCCTGTAGCTCAAGAAATTAACGATAGATACACAGTAGGAGTATTTGCTTATCACGTTACTCCAAACGTTTATGATGGTACAGTAAACCTACTTCCTGCGGGATATTGGAAATATGAAGTTTACGAAGTTAGTTGGATTGGAACAGTAGTACTAAGTTCAGGGAAGGCACCTGCAACTGAAAATGACGCCTTATTACCTGCTGCTGATACTAAAGGAGTAGTTCAAGGGCTTGTAACTAAAGGTAAAATGTATGTCGCAGATAAAGATAAAACAGAACAAGTTCAATACACACAAAGGCAAGAGCCGAGTGGAACTAATTATATATACTACGGACAATAAAAAATTAAAAAATGATAGAAAATGTACAACAGCTCTTAGTTGAGCAATTAGGAAAGAATGGTGATACTGTGATATTTACGACAGTAGACCAAACAGATAAAGATTGGTATTGCGTTTACTTCCCGGTAGATAGTGTAATAGACTCAATAACAGTTAGAGATGCAACAGGAGAAGCGGCTTTGAAAACGGTTTTACCGGCAGGAACGACTTTATTTCTGAATATTACTCAGATACAACTATCAAGTGGTGTTGGAATAGGTTATCACGAGGGAGCAACTACATAGGATATGCCTTTAGCAATGAAAATAGGGCAGGGTTGTTTGCCTACTATAAAGACTATAAGATGGAACCCGAGGCATAACAGGGGGGGTATGGAACTTTGGTGTGCTTATGGTGTAGATATTACTGACTCCGGAAGTCCTTCCTTTCTTGTTAGTCAATGGAGAGACCAAGGTCCTAATAATAATCATTTAGCACAAACTGCTCTCCTTGAACGACCTATAAATACACCACACGGAACACTCTCTTTTGACCCTACTAGAGGTGACAACTTAGATTTTACAAGTCAGATTACTTTATCAGGTGATTTTATGATTGGTATGGTACTAACTGTAAATGAGCTTGGATTATCAGATGGATATACTATTTTAGCTGATAATAGTACAAGTAATGAATGGATGAAGATTATTACAGACAATACTATGAAATTAAAAATTGATGGTGCAATCTGTAACTTGTCTTTGGACGCAGGGAATAGTTTTGAAAGCTTATTTAGTGTAATAATTACTAGAGAAAGCAGTGTAATTTCATTATGGTTTAATGGAGTTTTGCAAAATGATACAGAAACACTAGCAGGAACATCTGATATTGATAATTTTGGAGTTAGAAAAACTGATGTAAACCCTTTTGATGGTAGTGTTAATGAGATACTTATATATAGTTACTATGATGAAAAATTTGTCAAAGGGGTTAGGAAATATTTAGAATTTATAAGAGCGAAAGTAAAAGAAACACTATAAAATGAAAGATAATATAATAAGCATAGATTTAGAAAGCTCAACTTCACCAATAGTTCAAGAAGTTAGAGGACGTGAATACATAGAATACGGAACTGACGATTGGAAAAACCTCTACCCTCAGTTCTTAATTGACTTATACTACAACAGCTCAACACACGCTGCTATCATAAATGCTACTGCTGAAATGATTGCGGGTGAGGATTTGATTTGTGATGATGATGATATAAATTTAGAAGCTTACGTTAAACTTAAAAAGTTTTTAGCTCACGCAAACGGAAATGAAACCCTACACGAAGTAGTTAAAAAACTATCTTTTGACTTTAAGCTTCAGGGAGCTTATGCACTTAATATTATTTGGAATAGAGAAAGAACAGAAATAGCTGAGATACATCACGTGCCTGTGGAACGTATTAGAGCAGGTAAGCCGAATGAACTAGGAAAAGTAGATACTTACTATGTTTGTGCTGATTGGAGCAATGTCAGAGGAAATAAACCTATGCCTGTTCCTGCTTTTAATGTTAATGATAGAACAAGTCCTAGTCAATTACTTTACACAGGTTCTTACAGTCCTAATATGGACATCTACCATACACCTGATTACCTAGCAGCGAACAATTGGGCTTTAGTAGACCAAAGAGTTGCAGAGTTCCATCTCAACAACATCAATAATTCTTTCTCAGGGAGTTATATGATTGCCTTCAATAATGGGGTGCCGACACAAGAGGAGCGTTTTCAAATAGAAAGAAGTCTTACTGAAAAGTTTACTTCATCTTCAAATGCAGGGAAATTTGTACTTACATTCTCAGACGATAGAACTAGATCTCCTGAAGTTACTCCATTAAACACAGCCGACCTAGATAAACAATATTTAGCACTCCAAGAATTACTCGTTCAGAACATCTTAACAGGACACAGGGTTACCTCACCTATGTTGATGGGTATAAAGTCCGACACAGGGCTTGGAAACAACGCTGACGAGCTTAATACTGCTGCTAATTTTTACCTTAATACTGTGGTGAAACCATTTCAAACTCATTTACTACAAACATTAGGAAAGATATTAGAAGTAAATCAAATGAATTTGCCTTTAGATTTTGTTCAGCTTAAACCAATAACAACTAGATTTACAAATCAGGACTTAATGGCTGTAATGACACAAGACGAAATTCGTGAAGAACTTGGACTTGCACCTTTAGATGAAAACGTAGAAGTTAAAGAAGAATTGTCAAATGATAAATTTATAGAACTAGAAAGTTTTATTGAAGAATTTGGTGAGGATATTCCTGAAGATTATGAGCTTGTAGAAGAAGAAATAGTAGATGGTGAACATCAGGATTTTGACTTTGAAACTGAGTTAAATAAAATTGCAGAAGAAAACATAGAACTTGCTTCAACAGGTACTGCTAGAAGTAACGCTAGAAGTAAGCAAGATGGAGTGAATAAATCTTACAGTGATTTTTATAAAGTAAGATATGTTTATGCTAAAGATAACTTTCTTAGTCAAAAAGGCGGTACTAGAGATTTTTGTCAAATTATGACTTCAGCTAAAAAAGTATATAGAAAAGAGGATATTCTTCAAATGGGTTCTAAACCTGTAAATAGGGGTTGGGGACCAAGAGGTGCAGCTACATATTCGATTTGGCTGTATAAGGGCGGTGGTAACTGCCATCATTATTGGTTGCGTCAAATCTATAAAACATCTTTAAGAGGTGCTAAAAAGAATGTATCCTCTAAACAAATAATATCTTACACAAAAGCTAAATCAGAAGGATTTACAGCAGAAAAGAATGATAACTTAGTAGCAAGACCACCAAAACGAATGAAGAACGAAGGATT